ACCTAATGTTGGGTTCTTTTTTGCATGGCCTGATACAGTCGTATCGGTTTCAACAAGAAAGGTAGACCATCCATGAGCGATTGATCTGGAAGTATCGTAGTTTATTGTTGAATTGTGCCTACTAAATTTACCCAAATTTTTGCCAGTCACTAGATCAAAACATGCAAAATCAACTTGAGCCGCCATAGCTTGATTCGGAGAAGCGTTGAGAGAATAGTTATTTAAATAGAAAGTTCCTGTTGTGCCTGCAAAAGATATATCACATTTAGTGGAATTATGGTTTTTTAAAAGTCTAACCACCTCAAAACATGGTTCTGAAGCTGTTTCTAAAAAATAATTAAAAGAAATAGATGCTTGAGCAGGGCCATTTGGTGCCATGCCTAATGCCCCAACCCTACCAACGCTGTATACTTCTTGAGACGAGTTAGAAATAGACAGATTACATCTTTGAGCTAAAAGCCCAGTATAAGATGCCGCACCTTTCGGTTTTACAGCTACATCTATTTCATTAAAGTAAATCATAATTTTGTCTCATCAATTAATGCCCTGTAAGTTAATGTAGATACAGCATTACCTTCTATATTAGCTCCTTGAGATTGCGAAACCAAAAGTAAATCTGTAAAAGAATAAGTTTGTAAAAGTCCATCAGTATTATGATCAAATAATTGTAAAGTAAGGTTTTCAGTGTGAGGGGAGCATGGGAAATCTCTAAGTACTTTATGTTCGTAGCCTGTTTTAGATCTAAGGTCGTGAGCATCTAAATCTATCTGGAAAGAACATTCTACTGCAATTGGAAAATCTCTACATATTTTAATAGGAGTTTTTTCGCCTAGGCCATATACCGGCCTTCTATTAACAGATATATTTATAGAAAAACTATTTAGTCTATTACTTTCAAAGTCATCCATACTAATTTGCAAACTTCTCGGATCTGCTATTTGCAAAGTAAAGTCTTTGCCGTTGCTGCTATTTTGGGTTGTGGCAGTCTGGGCGCTAATTTCATTGTTAAATTGTTTAGAGTTTGCATTTAAAGATGTCAGCGGGCCCATATTCCCGAAAATATCAAAATCTGCGCTTATTTGAGGTATTTGACCTATAGAACAACTAAAACTGTAATTAGAAAGAACACCTGAAGTGAAAGCTAAGTCAAGCGTGTCGACACTAGTAGCTTTACCTTCTTCGGTTTCATGAAGATATCCATTGGCGACATAATCTCCGGTATAGCTAATATATGGGTCATTTGAAACATATAAAGTGGAAGTGGAAAACTGACCTATATAAGGTCCGTTAGCTATCTCAGGGTAAATACCTGTTTGGCCAATATGCTTCAATGGGGTAGAGGGAACAGCGTAAGACATTTGCACGCTTTGTGTTCCTCTAACCTCTGTCGATGAAAGAAAAAATCTTTGATTCTCTCTCCTTAACCTTAATGGACCCGGAATATATGCCATTCCGAATTATTTACACTAATATTTGGGTATTTAGTGTAAATTCTATTAGGATTAAGGAAATGGCTAATATCTACCAAATAAAGACTTTAAATAAGAGGGGTCAGGAATTGTACGAACTGAGCCAAGCTTATGATAAAAACGATGTAGTTAAAGTCGTTACAGAGTATGTTAATTCTGCAGGAGTGACTGTTGCTGCTACAACAAATGCTATTCCAACAGACGGAAGCGGAAATCCTACAGTACAGAAAACTTTTTACTATTACTACGCCAGAAATGATGTAGCTTCAGGGGCCCATGGAGCATCTGATTTAGCCCCAACTATTTCTGAATCTTATTGGGGAGGAATAAAAGAAACTAATCGAGGGAAAGAACCAGAATTTTTCTGGAAACCTTCTTATGCTTCTTCAGTAAGTCACAGGCCTAGGTCCACAAGAGTTGCTTTTGGGGATGGGTACGAGCAGAGAACTGCAGATAGCATTAATGTAGATTTAACCGAGCTATCTTTAACGTTCGACAAGAAGAGAAAAAAAGAAGCTACTGCTATTTTACATTTTTTACATGCCCGTAAATCATTAGAAAGTTTTTTGTTTTCCCCTCCAGAACCATATAATCCAATTAGACAAAATTATTTTGTCTGTAGATCTTGGTCTACGACTTTTAACTTTTTTGACAATTATACGATATCAGCAAATTTTGAACAGGTAGCATCTTAAAATGCCGACTTATAATAAACTATCATTATCTCAAGCAGAGACAGCTTCAAGGGCTTTAGCGAGCGAGACTTTCAAGCTAAGTCCTTCTTCTGTCATATATTTATTTGAGATAGACTTGTCTGACGTATTAATAGACAAGCAGATAATTTTCAAAAAAACAGACTCTAACGAAGACGAGAGAATCCTAAGATTTCATAATTCTATAAATTTCTTAGAGCAAGGTCAATCAATTTACTGGAGAGGTAAAAGATATTATCCAGCTCCATTTAAAATGGATGGTTTTGAAGCGACCATGCAAGGAACAATACCTAAACCTAAAATGGGTATAGCTGTTCATGAACAAGGGGTGAAGCCTCTTTCAATATTCAAAAGTAAACTGAGAGAGCTAGACGATTTAGTAGGTAGTAAAGTGACCAGATATAAGACTTTCGCTAAATTTATTGATTTTGAAAATTTTAAAGAAGGAGAGGTCCCTCAAGGTTTTACGCCGGGTATAAACGCTGAGTTTCCTAGGGAAATATATTTCATTGAAAGAAAATCTGCTGAAAATAGATTTGTTATAGAATTCGAACTTGCTTCAAAGCTAGATGTCGAGGGAGTTAGGCTTCCAAGAAGGATAATATTAGCATCTAGATGCCCTTGGACATATAGAGGAGAGGGTTGCTGTTATGAATACCCCAATAGGTTCACTACTCTGCACGACGGAGTGTCTTTGCCTGATAATTTTAATGCAAGAGCAATAGCTACTCAATCTGGAAACAAAATAGCAGATATGCTTAAGATTGGGCAACAACAAATAATAGATAGAGGTCAATGGGAACCAGAAGCAGATCCTCCATACAAGAAAGGTGACGCGGTATTTGTATCTAAAGATCTAATTAATTATTATTTTGTAGCTAGAAATGATGTTCCTGCTGGGGTGCAGCCGCCTAATTCGAAACACTGGATCGCAGATGAATGTAGTAAAGATATACCGGGTTGCAAACTAAGGTTTCTACAAGAAGGAAATAATTTACCTCTTAGGTTTGGGGGATTCCCTTCCGCAGAGAAACAGAGAGGAGTATAATGAGGTTATTAGATGAGCTATATTTAGAGATGAAAAGGTATTCTGAAAATTTTTCAGATACAGAGTCTTGCGGTCTCATCTATAAAAATAAAAAAGGTGAAAGTCGTTTTAAAGAATGTAAAAACATTCATCCAGATCCGATTGATTTTTTTGAAATATGCCCTAGTGAGTATTTGAAAATATCTAATCAAGGCAACATAGAAGCGGTATTCCATTCTCATCCAAAATCTGGAGGTCCATCTAGCATGGATATAAAAATGTCAAAAAACTTAGAGCTGCCTTTTGTAATATATTCTTTAGAAACTAGAAAATTTTATCACGTGGGATGTTAAACATTAGACAAAAAGATATTATAAAAGAGCATGCTTTAGAAGAAACGCCTAAAGAGTGTTGCGGCGTGATCGACTCTTCAGGAGATGTTGTAAAATGCGTAAATACAAGCCCATTCCCCGAGGAGGCTTTTCAAATAGATTTCAGTCAAGTTTTGAACGCTAGCGAAGTTCAATCTTTTTACCACTCTCACCCGGTCAGTCTAGATTTTAGTATGACTGATAAGTACTATTCTCATAAAAGAAATATTCCCTGTATAGTATATTCTGTGGAGAGAGATGATTTCGCTATTTACTATCCTAATGTATTTTTTGAGCTACCTCTTTTAGGTAGAGAGTTTATAACTAATGAAGTAGATTGTATAACTTTAATAAGAGATTACTATGGAAGAAATTTAAATATTAATATTCCGGACGTAGTCCACCAAATTAGACAAGTTGAACCTAATGAATGGCCGAAAAGAGAAGAATTCTGGACGTACAACAGAAGGTCTAATAGAGAGTTTGTAAAAATTTTTGAAGCTAGAGGGTTTAGTGAAGTAGAGGCACCTCAAAAGCACGATATAATACTTAGTGATAACGGGATAGTAAAAGCTTTATCTCATTGCGCTATTTATATCAATGACTCAGAAGTGATGCACCACCCTTACCCATCCGATTCAATAACCGAAACGTTAAGTTCTTTTTCCAAAAATTCAAAAATTGTTTATATGAGACATAAGTTAATGGCATGAAGAAAAAACTAGTTAATATAAAATTACATGGTCATTTAGGTAAAAAATTAAAAAAACCTAATTGGAAGCTCGCTATATCTAGTGTTGGCGAAGCTATAAATGCTATTAACAACTTAACAAGCGAAAAGTTGAAGAGGCTTTTAATTAAAGACCATAAAAACGACATACGATATAATGTTTTAATAAATGGAAATGACTTTGAACATGAAAAAGAATTAGATATAAATAATCCAGAAACAATAGCAGACTCAGAGTTATGCGTTAAGGGTGATTACATAGAGACAATAGACATAATACCAGTTATTCAAGGAGCTAACAGGCTTGCTAGTATATTCACTGTTGTTTTAGCAGTGATACTTATTACTATAGGAGTTATTATATCACTACCATCGGGGTTCCAGCCGTTGGGAGCGGCTTTAATAATGGCTGGTTTAGCTTTATTAGCAGCTGGAGTAGCAAACCTGCTATCTAAACCTCCTCAGCCCGGCGTAGTGGAGACAAGCGTGGGGTCCTATATGTTTAACGGACCTCAAAACACTAGCAGGGAGGGTAATCCTGTCCCTATAGGGTATGGCAGGTTGATCGTAGGAAGCCATATAATAGCAGCTAGCTACGATATTGACTACCTGTCTGCTGACCCCACTGATAACCCATTACATACAGTATAAAAAATGATAGAAGACCAGTCAGGAATATTTTTACAAGGAGCTAATAAAAAAGCCAAGAGGCCTAAAATTGCCAAAGAAGGTATACTCGGCAGAATAGGCGGAGGTAAAAAAGCTGTATCTAGGACTCAGATACAAGTTCTTGATTTAGTGTCAGAAGGAGAAATAGAGGGCTTTGTATCTGGTAGATTTCATTACTCTGGGCAAACTGGAGATTATGGATACGTGTCTGGTAGATTTGACCCATATGATTCCTACGCAGCTAGAGCTACAGATACTGAAAGCGAAGTAGATGTGACATCTACTGATGATATTCGTTGGCTAAGATCTATATATTGGAACGATGTTCCACTAGTAGATACGTCAGAGCAGTTAAATTACGGGTATATAGACGTAGCTTTCGTTAGGGGTACTCCTAATGGACTAGGCGATAACCTAAGCAGCTCAGGAGAAGCTGAAACATCTTTCAGTAGAGATGTAAGCAGGAGAGCTACTAAAACAAGGCCCATAAGTGAAAGACTTAGGGGACCAAACTATACATTTAACTCTAGCGGTAACCCTGCTGAGAGTTTCGCAGATTTATACAATCCCAATGCTACTGACCGTGAGGCTCAGCAAAAACATAGAAGGGCTGTTGTAAATGCAAGAACGTATAGAGTAGTTAATAAAAACTGTACAGCAATTCAAGTTAATATAAAAATAGCTAGCTTACAATACAGAGAGCTTAGAAAGAAAAAAAGGCTCGGTAGCGTTTATGATACAACGGTAGAATATTTTATAACAGTAGAACCAGTTTTCACTCCAGACACAGATTTACCGGAAGCTGTAATTAGAGGTTTTTCCAAAAGCAAGACTAGAACCTGTAAGGGTAAAGTCGATAATGGATTTATTGATACAACTGAAATCAAACTAGACAACATGTCTTTCAGGGATGATTTCCTAGGGTGGGACGTTGTAGTTACTAGAAAGACTTTTGATTCAGTAGATACTAGATATGCAAACACCACTTTCGTAGACAGTATAACAGAAATTTATGAGAGCAGCTATTCTTATCCTAATTCTGCCATAGTTAGCTCTAAATTTTCAGCAGAATTCTTCAGTCAAATTCCAAGCAGGAAATTTGATATGAAGCTCATGAAAGTAAAGGTCCCTAGTAACTATAATCCATTATTAAGAAATTATGGACAGATAAGCGGAGGAGCTAGGTACCAAGGAGCTACAGGCTTAAGTCCTAATCTCCAAGATGGAAGTGGTCCACAAGGCCCAGCCGGAAGGGACTCAGAAGCTGAGTACTCTTTTCATAGGCCTAAGAATGGATCAGTAGTCGGACAAGAAATAGGAGGAGATTACGAATGGATATCCACAGACAATAGCGATAACCCAGATGGACAAGACTCTGATAATGATTACTTTTCTCCACCATCTCAGGTTGTTAGAAATATTAGTGGGCTAAGCCAACAGGAGCTAGGCGATCAAACGGTTAATGGCACAACTGATATATGGGATGGAAATTTCAAGACTGATGCAGATGGTAATTTCATAAAGCAATGGACAGATAACCCAGCTTGGGTTCTTTATGATCTGTTAACAAACAGGAGATATGGCTTAGGAGATTACGTAGATGAAGCGGACATAGACAAATGGACTCTATACAAAATAGGCCAATATTGTGATCAGCTTGTACCAGACGGTCAAGGCGGATTAGAGCCTAGGTTCTCTGCTAATATCTTGCTTAATGAAAGAGAAGAGGCTTTTAAGGTAGTCAATGATATGACATCCATCTTTAGAGCTATTGCTTACTATGGGCAAGGTAGTATATTTGCTGTCCAAGATTCGCCTAAGGAGCCTGTGATGCTTTTCAATAACTCTAGTGTCAAAGGTGGTAATTTTACTTATCAGTCTAGTAATAAAAAAGCTAGGCATAACGTCGCTGTTGTAAAATATTTAGATAGTGAAAATTTTTATAATCCTGCTGTAGAGTATGTAAAAGATGTAGAAAGTATTAAACAATATGGAGAAAGAGAAGTCGAAACAACAGCTTACGGAGCCGTTACTAAATCTCAAGCCTTAAGGTGGGGGAGATGGACCTTGCTGACTGAAAAGTTACAGACAGAAACAGTTGGCTTTACCGCTGGATTAGACGCAGCTTACTTAAGGCCCGGAGACGTTTTTAGAATTCAAGACTCTAATAGAATTAAATATTCTATGGCGGGAAGAGTATCCGGGGTCAGAATAGATACTGACCAACAAGGGGCAGTGATTACTTTAGATAGATTTACAGATTTTCCATCAATGATTCCGCCGGGAGAAAAGTATGGGACTGGCACTCTGTCTCTTATGCTTCCTACTTATCACTATGATCCTATAACAACAGAAATAACAGGTTCTAATAATGTAGATGATGTAAGGAATTCTCAAATATTAGAATTTAATTTTTGGACTGGGCACTCATTAAGGTCTGATGCAGATGGATATATATCTAAAATTGAACAAGCATCTGGAATCAACTCAGATGTGTTGACAGAGATAACCTTAACAGGATCTAAATATCAAAGTCACTACATAGATACAAGTGTT